TATAGGTCACAATATATCTCACGATTTACTATGGTTATGGGAAAGTGGTTTTACATATGAAGGTAAAGTGTTTGATACTATGCTTGCTGAATATATATTACAAGCTGGTATTACAGCACCACTAGGACTTAAAGCTGTTGCTGAAAGATACGAATGTAATACACAGAAAGATGACACACTTAAAGAGTATTTTAAAAAAGGATATAGTACAAGAGAAATACCTAGATTAGAGCTTGAAACTTATTTAAAACATGATCTTGGTGCAACAAAAGACGTGTATGAAAACCAACTTAAAAGACTAAAGGGTAGCATATATCCACCAACAATACAACTAACAAATGAAGTTACTGTTGTACTAGCTCGTATGTATCAATCAGGATTTAAAATTGATACAGCTAAGTTAGATGAAGTTCGTAAAGATTTTATACAAGAAAAGAATAGTTTAGAAAAAGATTTAAATTCATACTGTAAACATTTAATGGGTGATACTAATGTTAATTTAAGTAGCCCTGAACAATTGTCTTGGGTTTTGTTTAGCAGAAAACTAATTGATAAAAAAGCATGGGGTAATTTATCTACACTAAATCAATACACACCTAAACCTGAATTTAGAAAGTTAGTATCTATACACTTTAAAACTTTATACAAAACTAAAGCAGAGCAATGTTCTTCATGTAAAGGTAAAGGTCATTTTTATAAAACTAAAAAGAATGGTTCGTTATATAAACGATCTACTACATGTCCATCATGTATTAATGGACTTGTATATAAAGATACTAAAGATATTGCAGGTTTAAAATTTAATCCACCATCTGCTAAGTGGGCATCTGCTAATGGATTTGGTACAAGTAAAGGTAATCTAGAATTATTAGAGGCATCTGCATCTACTAAAGATATGAAAGAAGCTAAAATATTTTTAGGTAGACTTAAAAGATTATCAGCTATTAATAGTTATTTATCAAACTTTGTAGATGGTATTCAAAACTTTATTAAAGATGATAGCAAGTTACATGTAAGACTTAATCAACACGTAACTGCTACAGGTAGATTTAGTGGTGCTAATCCTAATATGCAAAATATGCCTAGAGGTTCTACGTTTCCTGTTAAAAAAGTATTTGTATCTAGATTTAATAATGGAAAAATATTAGAGGCTGACTTTGCACAATTAGAATTTAGAGTTGCTGCATTTCTAAGTCAAGATCCTGTAGCTATTAAAGAAGTAACTGAAGGGTTTGATGTACATGCTTATACTGCTAAAGTTATTAGTGATGCAGGACAACCTACTACTAGACAAGTAGCTAAAGCACATACGTTTGCACCTTTGTATGGAGCATCAGGTTATGGTAGGACTAAAGCTGAAGCTAGATACTATGAACATTTTTTAGAGAAGTATAAAGGTATTGCTAATTGGCATAAGTGTTTAGCTAAATCTATTTTACGTGATGGTTATCTTAATTCTTTTACTGGTAGACGTTTTTCATTTCCTAATGTAGAAAGAAAAAAAGATGGATCAGTAACTTACTTTACACAAATAAAAAACTATCCTGTACAATCATTAGCCACGGCTGACATAGTACCACTTGTATTAGTAGAATTTTATAAGAAACTTAAGGACTTACGTAGTGTAATTGTAAATACAGTACACGATAGTATAGTAATAGATGTATTCCCTAGTGAAGTATCTAAAATATATGCTATTATAAAAGAGATAGAAGGTAATTTAGTACCTTTAATTAAAGAGAAATGGTATGTAGATTTTAATGTGCCATTAATATTAGACGCAAAAATAGGTAACAACTGGCTAGACCAGGAAAATATATAAGGAGTTACAAACATATGTCAGACTTAACATTAACAAATCAAAATAACTTTAATCAATTAGCAGAAGCAATGGGTATGTCAGCAGATATAGCTGTAAAAAAACAAGGCAGTACATTAGCTAGACTTAAAATAGATCATGCAGGTGTATTAGGTGAGACTGTTATTAAAGGTAAAACAAAAAAAGTAGAAGTTGTTGATGCAGGTAGTTATGTATTACAACTTTCTGATGGAGAAAAAATCTATCAAACTAATCCCAAGATCAGATTGTTTAATCAAAAGTTTATGTATAAAAAATTTGTACAAGGTAATGGGGATACTAAAAACAGATACGTTAAAACTGTTATGGCTAATGATTTAAAGTCTGATCTTAGGGATACTGATGGTGGTTTTAATTGTGGTAAATCTAGTGGTTGGATTGATGACTATCAAAGCTTACCTCAAGCAACAAAAGATTTAATTAAAAGCATTAAAAGAGTTAGAGTTCTTTTAGGAGAAGTTACATTTGATAATGCAGTAGATGAAAAAGGTCTTGATGTAGATCCTCAAGAAGCTATACCTTTTATTTGGGAAGTAGATAATCGTGATGCTTTTAAAATAATGGGTACACCTATTGGACAAATGGCAAAACAAAATAGAATATTACCCCAACATTTTTTACAGTTAGGTACAGAAGAAAGAACAATACCTACTGGTGCTAAATATTATTTACCTACAGTAGAGTTAGTACCTGAAGTTATTGAGCTAGAAACAAAAGATCAAGAAACTTTTGCAGATTTTAATGAGTGGTTAAAGAATTATAATGATTGGGTAATAGGTACTCATGAGGATATTATAAAAGGTAAAGCAGATAAAGATGTTAAAAACGTAGTAGATGAGTTTGTTGATATAGAAGAAGCTGCATAATGAATAACCCTACTGAGCTTGCAGTACATCAATACTTAAGTAAAGTAAAAGATGCTGACTCTATTTTATCTGAAGAGATTATAGATCAAATTACAAGTGATGTTCGTACTGCACTTATNAAACAATTTGTTGATAAAAGAGATACTAAATTTAGATTAAGAATGTCTAATATTGGTAGAAGTTATTGTCAACTTTGGTTTGATAAGAATGAACCTGAGAAAGCTATAGCACCAACAACTAACTTTGTTATTAATATGATGTTAGGAGATATAGTTGAAGCTATCTTTAAAGGTTTATTAAAAGCAGCAGGTGTAAGTTACAAAGATGGAGAGCATGTAACCCTTGATCTTGGAGATTCAGGTGAGATCAAGGGTACTCCTGATATTATTATAGATGATATGGTTGATGATATTAAATCTGCTAGTCCTTGGTCATATCAAAATAAATTTAAAGATTATGAAACTCTTGCAGATAAAGATAGCTTTGGTTATGTAGCTCAATTAGCAGGTTATGCTAAAGCTATGGGCAAAAAACCTAATGGCTGGTGGGTAATTAACAAAGCTACAGGACATTTTAAACATGTATCTAGTAATGGAAAAATAGATACAAATAAATTTGTTGTTAAAACTAAACAACTTATTAAAGATTTAGAAACAAATAAATTTAGAAGATGCTATGAAGATGTGCCTGAAACATATAGAAAAAAACCTAGTGGTAATAGGAAGCTAGGTATTGAATGTTCTTTTTGTTCTTATAGACATAGTTGTTGGCCTAACTTAAAAGAAAGACCATCAGTAGTATCACAAGCACAAGAGCCTCCAATGGTATGTTATACAGAACTTACTAATGTATAGTAGAAAAAAAATAAATAGAGGATTTAGAAGTGGTTTAGAAGTAATGGTTAAAGATCAATTACTATCTAATAATGTAGTTGTTAAATATGAACCAATAAAAATAGAATGGGAGGACTTAGCTTACAGAAAATATACACCTGATTTTTTATTGCCCAATGGAATTATTATAGAAACTAAAGGTTTATTCACAGCACAAGATAGAAGAAAACATATTCTTATAAAGAAGCAACATCCTGAGTTAGATATTAGATTTGTATTTACTAATTGTAGATCTAAGCTAAGTAAAAAATCTAAATCAACATATGCTAGTTGGTGTGAGAAACATAACTTTTTATATTCAACAAAAAAAATTCCAATAGAGTGGCTTAATGAAAAAGAACAAATAGAAATTAAACAAACTTTTATACCCTTTAAAGGAAAAAAATTATGCTAGAAGATTTCGTAGAAGAAAAAAATGTTAATGATGATAGTTTAATAAATGATGATATAGCTATAGTTTTAAAACCCAACTTTAAAAATAACAAATGGAATCATACAGTAGATGTTAATGCTATAGTAATGCCTCAAGAAAAATTAAAAGATATAGAACAAGATGAACTTAAAGATGTTATGTATGCATTAATAACTTGTTTTAATTTATTAAATACTAATACTGAGTTTGCTAAAAGAGTAGCAGATGAAATGGATAGAATATCTGAATCAGATTTTAATAAGATAGCTAAAGATAAAAATAAAACTTTATACAATTTATCTTCATGGACTAAGACTGTAGGTAATGCATGAAACTACAAGATGAATTATATAATTGGAATAAAGCAAATCAAGATTTAGCTCCTTCTTATAATAAAGAGATTGATTTAGTTAATCATCCTCCCCATTATAATAAAGGTAAGTATGAAACTATTGAAGTTATAGATGATGCTATAGATGAAGCACCTACAACTCAAATAGGTTACTCACAAGGTAATGTAATTAAATATGTATTAAGAATGTGGCATAAAGGCAAAGCATTAGAGGATGCAAAAAAAGCTAAATGGTATTTAGAAAAAATAATTGATTTATTAGAGAGCAATAAAGGGATTTACTAATGGATACTATTAAATATTGTGGTATTAATATTTGTTATACAAGAGATACAGATTTATCTAAACAAGCTAAAGAATTATTAAAAGATTATTATATGCTTGAACATGAGACGTCTCCTCAAGAAGCTTTTGCTAGAGCATCTGTTGCATATTGTGAAGATGATTTAGATTTTGCACAACGTATATATGATTATGCTAGTAAAAGATGGTTTATGTTTGCTAGTCCTGTTCTTAGTAATGCACCTAACATAGGTAAGAAATGGAAAGCTTTACCTATATCTTGTTTCTTAACTTATGTAGGTGATACATTACAAGATTTAATATCTCACAACTCTGAAGTAGCATGGTTATCTGTTAAAGGTGGTGGGGTCGGTGGTCATTGGTCAGATGTGAGGGCTGTCGGTGACAAAGCACCAGGGCCGATCCCCTTTTTAAAAGTTGTTGATTCTCAAATGACAGCTTATAAGCAAGGTAAAACTAGAAAGGGTAGTTATGCAGCTTATATGGATGTGTCTCACCCAGATATTGTGGAGTTTATTAACTTTAAGTTACCTACTGGTGGTGATTCTAATCGTAAATGTTTTAATTTATTTAATGCTGTTAACGTAACAGATAAGTTTATGCAAGCTGTAGAGTCTAATGCTATTTGGGAATTAAAAGATCCAGATACACAAGTTGTAAGAGATAGTATATTAGCTAGAGATTTATGGCAACGTATATTAGAAGCTAGATTTAGAACTGGTTCTCCTTATGTAAACTTTATAGATACAGCTAATAAACATTTACCTGAAGAACAAAAAAAGTTAGGTTTAAAAATACATGGTAGTAATTTATGTAATGAAATACATTTAGCTACTAATGAAAAACGTACTGCTGTATGTTGCTTGTCTAGTGTTAATTTAGAAAAGTATGATGAGTGGAAAAATACTAATATGATTAGGGATCTAACTAGATTCTTAGATAATGTGTTACAAAAGTTTATTGATAATGCTCCTAATGAATTAGATAAGGCTAAACGTAGTGCTATAGCTGAACGATCTTTAGGACTAGGTGCTATGGGCTTTCATGGTTACTTACAAAAAATGAATATACCTTTTGAAAGTCCTATTGCAAAGGGTATTAATAAACGTATTTTTAGAACTATTAAGATGGAAGCTTTAGAAGAAACTAGATTGTTAGCTAAACAAAAAGGTGAACCTGATGATATGAAAGGTTCAGGTAAACGTAATGCACACTTACTAGCTATTGCACCTAATGCTAATAGCTCTATCATATGTGGATGTACCCCTAGCATTGAACCTGTTAAGTCTAATGCTTATGTGCATAGAACTAGNGCAGGATCACACTTAATTAAAAATAAATATTTAGAAAAAGTTTTATTAAAGTATTATAAAAATACAGATGAAATGTGGAAATCTATTATTAGTAATGAAGGATCAGTACAACATTGTTCTTTTTTAAATGACTATGAAAAATCTATATTTAAAACAGCTTTTGAATTAGATCAAGAATGGGTTATAGAACATGCTTCAGATAGACAAACATTTATATGTCAAGGACAGTCAGTTAATTTATTCTTTCCTGCTGGTAGTGATAAAAGTTATGTAAACTCTGTACATGTAAGGGCTTGGAAAGCTAACTTAAAAGGACTATACTATTTAAGAACAAGTGCAGCTAATCAAGCTGATAGAGTAGGTACTCAAATTCCAAGAGATGCTTTGAAAGATGCAGAAGAATGTATTTCTTGTCAAGGATAAATTATGTTTAAAAAATTTGATAGAAAATTATTTGAAGAGTTTGATAAACTTGCAAGAGATGCAGGTAAAAGATACTGGAAAGCTAAAGGTTATCATGTAGTAGATAACATAGATAGATATGGCCCTGATCTAATAGTTACACCTGTTGGTGGTAGTGAATATTCTATAGGAGATTTTTATTGTGAAGTCGAAATTAAAAGACCTTGGAAAGGAAAAGATTTTCAATATGCTCACATCCAAATACCAGGGAGAAAAGCTAAGTTTCTTAACAAAGATAAGTACAATCTTCCGATCTGTTTTCTCGTCCTTAATGCTGACCAAACCTATGGTTATCTTATTCAAGGGGATACATTGGCTGAGACACCTCTTGTTGAAGTTCCTAATAAGTATGTATGGAAAGGTGAAAAGTTTTTTAGAGTACCTAAAGAAACTATAGATCCTGTGGAGATACCGAATGATTAAAAAACCTGTACCTAAAATTAATACAAATATTATAACTGTTGTTGAGTGGAAAGATGCTCAATGTGATGCAGATTGGGGAGAAATAGAACCTCCTGAATTAGCTAAAGTAGTTACTGCTGGATTTTTAATATCAGAAAATAAAGAAGCCATATGTATAGGATCTACATGGGCTGATCCTCATGCTAATGCTCGTATGCATATACCTAAAGCATGGATTTCTAGTAGAACAACAGTTAATATAAAGAAAGATGAATCTGATGAAGATAGAGATTGATAAAGAATTAAGAAATATGTTTATGAAAGAAGCCCTTATAGAAATGAGGAATGAACTAGATAAAAAATTTAAAATTAAACCTGAAACATTAAGAGAATATAATTTACACTATAGATTAATAGATGCTATAACACAGTTATTAAATGAACTTACAGTAGGTAATAACTTTAAAGCTGAAGAAGAATTAAAAAATAAAAAGATGATATCAATCAATGAGTTAGAGGAGGAAGATGTATATACTAATACATAAAAAATAGTGCTTGATTTAATATCAAGTTTGTATAAAACTGTTAATTACCACAAGGCTCATTCGAGCCTTTATTTTTCCAAGGAGCAACAATGAGTCTTACAAATCCCTCAGTAGTATACAAGCCCTTTAAATATCCTTGGGCTGTAGAGTTTGCAGTACAATCAGAGAAAGCCCATTGGGGTGAATGGGAAGCTAAGTTACAAGATGATGTAGCACAATGGAAGTCAGGTAAATTATCTGATGCAGAAAAGAATCATATAACTCAAATACTTAGACTGTTTACTCAAAGTGATGTAGCAGTAGGTACTAATTATCTTGAGTACTATATACAGAAATTTAAGAACAATGAGATTAGAGCTATGCTTACTAGCTTTACTAATAGAGAGTTTGTACATCAAAGAAGTTATGCATTACTTAATGATACATTAGGACTACCTGAAGAAGAGTACTCAGCCTTCCTAGATTATAAACAGATGAAAGATAAGATAGAGTTTATGAGTGACATAGATGTTACTACTCTATCAGGGTTAGGTAAATCCCTAGCTAGATCCGTAATGAATGAGGGTATGTCTTTGTTCTCAGCTTTTGCTATGTTACTTAACTATCAACGAACAGGTAAGATGAAAGGCATGTGTGAAATTGTTGAGTGGTCAGTACGAGATGAGACTATGCATTGTGAGGGTATGGTTAAATTGTTTAGAGAGTTTTGTAAAGAACATCCTAGAATAGTTACAGATGATTTTAAGAAAGACATATATCAGATGTTTAGAGATGGTGTTGAATTAGAAGATGCTGTAGTGGATACAGCCTTTGAGATGGGTGCTGTTAAAGGTCTTACTGCTGATCAAGTTAAACATTACATTAGGTACATAGCAGATAGACGACTAATTCAGTTGGGATTAAAAGGAAACTTTAAGGTTAAAGAAAATCCTCTTGAGTGGCTTGATTGGATAGTGGGTGGTGATACTCTTAAGAATTTCTTTGAGGGTGTTGTGACTGACTACAATGCATCAGGAATGACAGGTGATTGGGGTTGGAGTAATACAAAAGAGGAGCATAAAATTGCAGCTTGATTTAGATATGAATTGGTACTCTAAAGGGTATTGTATAATAGATAATTTCTTACCAGTAGACACAGCTACTAATATTTTAAATACTTTTAAAACAGAAGATAATTGGTTTAGAGTTGATCAAAAAAGATTACATTATAAATCTGGTGGTGCATTTGAAATGCAATCAGATGTATTTCCTAGTTCTACTGAAGAGTATAGTCAAACAAGTTGGAGAGCTAAAGAGTTAGAACAATCTACTATATGGAAAGAAATAGTTACTATTAATTTTTTAAATACTATTGAGTTATATTTTAATAGAAAAGTTGTAAATGATAATACATATATAATTAAGTGTAAACAAAAAGATTATTCTAGAATGCACACAGATGATTTAAGAGGAGATGTAAATAGAGTTGACATAGGATTGTTATATTATGTATGTGATCAATGGAAGTGGGATTGGGGTGGTTTACTTTTAATGGGTAAAAGTATTAGTGATGAATCTATGGAAGCTATACTTCCTAAACATAATAGACTAATTATAATTAACAATCAAAAAAGGTGTCCACATTGTATTACACCTGTTACTGATTATGCTAGAAGTGATAGATATACTGTAGCTTCATTTATGGGTTGTGATAAACCTATTTAGCAGCTTAATCTACAGGGGGCATTAATACTTCCCCTTGTTTAAAAATAGTATTAGGATCATAAGGTTCATTATAAGGTACATCAATAGGATACATAGACAAATTATCTTGAAGTATAAAAATACGAGTGTAATCATCCTCTATATCTAATCTTTCATTTTCAGGCACTCCATTTTTTTCGTATAAAGCTTTTGATCGTTGTCTTATATTATTTCGATCTTCTTTACTAAGTTGTTTAAATTTTACTTTACCAAAAGCTTGTACATCTGTATTTTGTAATTTACTTAATACTCTTGCTCTAGCACTTTTAACTATATTAGAAAATAAACCTTTTAATATTTTTCTCTTTTCAGTTGCAGGTAACTTAGGACTATTATATTCATAACCTTTTATATAATTATATAAAGCACCACTTTCTTCTATATCTTTAACTGTTTCAGCAAGAACAGCCCTATCATAAGCAGGTATACCCATTGGACTATATATAGGATATGGATTTATATCTAACCTTTGAAATTCTTTTGCAACTTCACTAACACCAGGTGCAACTTTAACACCTATTAAATCATTAAATAAACCACCACCTGTAACAGCAAGAGTAGAATCAAAGTCCTTTATTTTAGGAGGCAATTCTTTTTTTGTTCTAACCATATCATCAATAAATTTTTCAGCAGATTCTCCAGGTAATAAGTCAACAATACTACCAACACCTTCCATTAATCCTGCTGAAGATCTACCTATTACTTTATTATAAAAAGTTTCAAGACCTTGGGCAATAGCACTAGATGATGTGACTGCTCTTGTATCTCTTTGTATTTGAAACTCTTTATCCATAGAGTCAACTAAAGCATACATAGGTTGAACAGGTTGTTGAAATCTATTTATAAAATCTCCAAAAACATTACCTAAACTTTTCATTAGTTTTTCACCAACTATACCTTCACTTACTATCTGCTCAAAAGATGCAACTATATTACTTACTGTAGTTCCTAATGAAGCTTGTTGTATTTTCATACCTGCAAAAGCTTCTAAGTATTCTAAAGTTTGTTTAGCCACCCAAGGTTTATCATTTAATTTATCTCTATCACTTCCTTTAGGCCCAATACGATATACTAAATCTGCAAAAGCTAAGATTGGCCCTAAAGGAAATACAGCACGAATATCAACTGTGCCACCACTAGGAGTTTTTATTTTATACCACTCAATATCTTGATTCTCTTCTCTGTATTTATAAGCTCCATAAAAAGCAGCAGTTCCGATAGCACTCTCTGATATTTTTTTTCTAGCTAAATCTACTTCTAATCCAAACGATTTTTCTATTGCATCTTCTAATGCTTTTTTATTTTCTTTTGTTACAGACATTCCACCTGCTCGTCTTTTAATTCTATTATTAAGTTGAGATAAGAATTTTTTATCTTTAACAGCTTGTTGAGGATCTAAAGTTTCAGGGTTATTTAAACGTGCTTTAGCTGCATTTCTTTCATCAAATAATTTTTCATTGAAAGATATATCATCATCTAACTTTTTAAATTCTTTTAATCTACTAGCTGGCAATGTATCTAATAATTTTGCAACACCAGCAAGTCCATTAAACCAAGAGTATTTATATTGCCATTGCATAGCATTAGCCATAAATCTAGGAAATGGAATTACTAAACTTGTACCAGGAAATTTTTCTAAAAAGTCTACTCCACCTGCTAATGCATTATTACCCATTCGTTCTAATCCACCTGCCATTTCTCTAGATGCAGGATCTGTTGGATCTATTCGTCTTGGTAACTTAGCAAATGTTAATGTTAAAGCATCATCACTAGCTTGTTTTATTATATTACTAGGGACTACTTTCATTTTATCTAAAGCAAGAAAAGATTCTAAAGTTTTAGATTTATCTTTTCCAGTAGGATCTACTAAACCAGCTTTTACTAATTGTGTTTCAACACTATTAACAAAAAAAGCTCTTCTAAAAAAAGCATCTTGTGCTGTATTAAACATATTAACTTTTCTTGCAAGACTACTTATTCTTGCCTCACCTGTTTCTTGTAAAGATGTAAGTAATAATTTTTTAGTTGTATCATCATCTTTTAGTATTTCATCAAACTGTTGTATAAATCTGTTTTGTCCTTTAGGTGTAAAAAGTTTATACAAACCTGCTGTCTCATAAAATTTAGAATATCCGTAATGTACTATCTCGGACATATCAGTTTCTATATTATTTTTAAAGTTGCCACTAGTATACTTACCTTTTACTACACTATTTATTACAGTACCACCTGCATAAAAAGCTGCATCAAATACATTAGCTGCTGACTTAAAAGTTAAACCTACACTTGTACCCATAACATTTCTTACTGTAGTTCCAAATGCAGAAACAACAAATGCTTTTGAATTTCTTTCAAGATTTTTTATTCTTTCCATAGTACCTTTAAATCCTGTAATTCTTTCTTCAGTTAATTTATTAGCTGCATCAAAATCTAATAAAGGTTTTAATTCAGGATTATTATCAATATATTTTTTAAGATCCTTTGCTGTTTGACTAGCTCTATTTAAAATTTTACCTGCTTCACTTACTCCTG